AGGCGTTGCTCGACTGTCTCGTAGTTGCTGAGGTCAAAGCCCATCAGATGCCAGCCCAAACGCTTAAACGCTGTGCATGGTCATGTGCTCCACCGCGCTGGGCATACGCCAGTTCGCCTGTGTTGCGAATAAGACCACGACGCGCAGCTGCATTCAACCGACCAGCAATGCCCTTAGTGACAGGAAACTGATCGCCCAGGTGTTTCCAAATGTCGTCAGATGTGAAGAAGCCTTTTGTGCGGGCAACGTGCAAGATCGCAGCGTCAACTTGATTCTGTTCAGGTTTTGTCCAACGCGCATCAGCAGACGATTGTGACGCCAACATTCCTTGGATGAATGGCGCTTGTTTTCTTGCCGGCACACGGCCGTCACATACGAAATGTGTTTTGCCTTGAATGTCTGGGTAGGCGATGGTTTCTTTACAGATCGTGCAGGTTTTCATTGTCGGAATCTCCCTTGTCGGTTAGGAATGTGCTTGTAGTGCTTTGATTGCTAAGTCGAGTGTAGTCACATCGTGAAGTGGCATTGGTTCTTCTAGCGATAGCGAGTTTTTCATTGCGCGCAAACGGCGGATAATGCTTGCGTGTGGGTTGGTGCTTGTGTCTGCAATTTGATTAATCAGATCAAAGATTGCCATGTCGTGTTTTGTTGTCATTGTTTGCTCCAATACCATTCGTCGGGTTTCTTCAGTAAGTTCGCCTTGATTCCATGCACAGCCTTCACTCATTTTGTTGCGCTCCAAGGCCCCCAGCCATAACCGTGTCGTTCTACCCCGTAGTTGTAAATTGCTAATGCAGCAAGCAAGTTAGTTTGAGCCTGTAACAGATCTTCTGCCTGGGTGATGATTCCGCGTTCGGTGAGCCATGGTGTCCAGAATCCGTTGATCTGCATTAGTCCGCGCGACCCACCATTTGGGTCTTTGCTGTTTACCGCGTTTGGTATGCAACGTGATTCTCTGAACATGATTGATTCGAGCAAGGTGCGCTGATCGGCAGGCCAGCCAAGGTTCACGGCAAGCGCGCTGAACTGCTCACACGCTGACGTGTACGGGTCAATTTAGATCGTTGAGCTTGTCGTTGTAGTCGGCTCAATCAGGTACGGCTGGACGCTTATCGGTGCCAGCGCAATAGTGCCAGACGGGGCGCCAGACGCGTCAGGAGCGCCTGTGAGAGCCGTAAGACCAAAGACCGTACAAAGCACTAGCCCTATGATTTTTTCTGCAAAGTAGTTCATCGTTTCTCCAAAGGTATGGGCTGACCCCAAGTTGAGGTTGCCGTTCTGAATGCGATTTGTCCCAGTAGGAACTTGCCCGACTCTGGGCTGGTAAAGATCTGTACCAAGATTTCTTGGCCGTTGTCCATCACTCCTGTATAGACGCTGTAATCAACGATCTGCGGTTCAGTCATTGCCTGTCCTTTTGTCGGTACTCCGACCCTAGAACATAGATCAAGCCTTAGGTGGGATTTCCCCGAACACCTTTAAGAATGCGGCTTTTACGAAGATCACCGAGTCGGCGGCCTGTGGGGTTATCTCAATATGGAACCAGTCGCCACCTGGTGCCCCGCTAACTGTTGGCTTGCTGTATTTGCTCCATGCTTGTCGGTCACATTTCCACGCGCGACCGTACGGTGCAGGGAAATAATCAATAACCATTTCAATGCCTAGATCATTAGCGTTGGCAATTAAACGTTCAATAAACGGTAACGCCGCTTTGCGTGATGCTTTTGGATGGCGCTCACCGCCTCGATACGACAAGTCAACAGCCCTGCCTGTGGCATGAACCGACAATGCACCTGGCTTACCTTTCATGTCGCGCACACCCCAACTGCCGTTGTTCCACATTGCATTGTCTGAATGGAATATCACTTGCTTAATAAACTCGTTCATGCCGGCACGTGGGCCTGCTGCTGGGCCGTCGCTGTTGCCTGTGTATGGCCTTGTGTTGGGATTAGCTTTGGCTGTTGCCACGGCCAAACTTCATGTCTTTAGGGTTGAAGTAACGCAACGCTGTTGGGCAGACCGCGCCGATTGCAGCTGCTAAAAGTGCGGATGGGTCGGTGTTGCCTGTTACTGCTAGCGCGACAACGGCGGCAAGCATTGAGCGACCGTATGAGGCGAGTAGGGCTTTGTCACTTGCTTTCATCTTCTGCTCCTTTGTCCTTTGGTTTAGATTTTAGTCCGTTGCTGGCCACTAAGCCTGACAAGGTGCCGGTCATAAAGACTGTCAGCGTGGATAAGAGATCAATAAAAGCAGCGTCGTTAGGTGCTTGTTTTCCGATCGGCTGGGTTACGAACATCAGCGACCATACAAATCCAATGACTGTTATGGCAAAAACCACCGCCATTATTGCACCCACAAACACGATCAAGCGTGCGTGCAGGTCTTCAGGTTTGAGGCGGTTCTTCATAAATCAAATCTCGAGTGCACGTTCCAGATGGGTTGCACAATGGTGGCTGGCATTCTGGGTTTTCCCAGTTTGCGGAGTCTTGGCATGGGTAACGGTATGAGCCGTTATAACCACAGCTAGAGCATCCCCACACAACGACTGCGATGAGCACGGCGTAGCCGAGCAGATAACGCCAACGCATTATGGAATTGGGTTTGGCTCGGCTGCTTGTTGTGCTTCAATTTCGGCGGCTTCTTCTGGAGTTGCTTCGCGCACCAAATCATCTATTTGTACTAAATAGGTCATGTTGTTTCCTAACTGTTTGCGTATCCGTACACGCGAATAGTGCCACCAGTTATTGTCCCAGTTGATGTAGTCAAAGTGAACGCGGTGTAACTGGTTGCGTCGTTTAAGAAACCTTGCCCATTGTTAGTAAAATATGCTGTAGTGCTACCCGTTGCTTGCCAACGTGCCATAGTTCGTTTTGTTGCAAACGGATTATCTAAAAATATTTGGCCCGATAGCGCGTTTGTTGAACAGTAAACAGTTGACGGAAAAGAAGTGGTATTGGCGCTTGTGGCTGTGTTAGTTGTCGCGGTGCCATATTGGATGTTGTTTGATGCGTGGGCGTAACCTGTTGCTGTTGCACCCAACGTCATGTTCAACGCAAGATCACCGCTTGCAACACCGCCCGAAACTGTAATGAAATAGTTGTCATAAGTCGCGCTGAATGCTGCAGTAACGGTGACTGACGAAACGCCTGTACCAATGGTCTGAGCTTTGACGAATTGAAGTCCGCCAGCTGCACTAAAGTTGCTATTCAACGACGCTGCGGTCAAGATTTCGCCTGCGGTGTATGTTGTAAGTGGCATAGTGCTCCTATCCTAAGACATTTAGCGCATCAAGTACGCCATATATGGCATCGTCCAATATGAACTCGTACACGATCGTGGTTGGCGCTGTTGAGTACAGCACCCTGTGGCCTGTGCTGAAATCCAAATAATGCTCGATGCCCTCAACGCTTAATTCTTGCGCCAATTGGGTCGTAGTGTTGCCTGTTGGGAATGTCTTTTCTACGCTGATCGTGTCACCGATGTCCACGGTTGCCAATGTGTCTTTTTGGGCTGTGGTCAGCATCAGGTATTTGGTTGCCACCGAGGTGAAGCGCGGTTCAGGTTCTGGGTTAAGCAGGTATTCGGCTGCGGCTTGGATTTCGCCAGCGTTGTGTAACAGGCTGTTTGTGATGCTTGCAGTTTGAATAAAATATGTGGCAATTGAGGCAGAGTCCGTAGCCGTATAGGTGTCACCGTCCAAGCCTGTGACCACCGATCGGTTGATGACCGAGTCGGCCTCAAAACTAATGCCAACGCCATCGTATTTGTAGCCTGTGCCGTCATCGGTAAATTGTGCGAGCGGTGCGCTTAATGTGGTACCAATTCGGTCTTGAAATGTGAACACGCCAGACCGTGACATAAACACACGCCCAAACTCAGCAGTTTCATTGATCTGGGTGATGTAGCCAAGCGCGCTAGTTCCTGCCGGCACGGTGTACGCCGAGTCGTGGCCAAGGTTGACGGTGCCTGTGGCGATGTCTCGAGCCATGACAGGGAAATCTACCTCTGGCAGGTCTAGGACGGTTTCTATGCGTTCGCCAGATGTCTCGGTCGTGACGTTTAATTCGTCTAAGTAGGTTTGCGCTAATAAGTAGAACTGGTCGGCGCAATACACCGTCACGGTGTCAAGGCCGCCTAGCGCAAAGTTGTAGTCATAATTCACTACATAACCGCTAAACAGCGATTCGGGCACATTGGTTGAGCTGTATCGAATTAGTCGGACTTCGCGCAATGGGGCAAGCCCTGGCTTAGATTCAGCGGTGTCGTAGTACGGGCTGTTTTGGTCAAACGGGTTGAAGATGCCGTCCACGTCTTGAATGGTGAATGACATGGTGCCAGCGCTGAACTGATCGCCCACGTCACGGCGACCGCGGCGTACCGTCACAGTTGTTACTGAATCCATAACATCGGCAAACTCGGTTGTGCCGTCAAGAACATACTCTGTGTTATCAAGTACGCCTTTTAGCGCGTCGTCAAGAACAAACGCGTCAACCTGAAAACCCGTGGCAATCTTCAAGTCATAGTTGCCCGAGTCAACGACAGCTGTGCCAGGCATCAGGCGACCTGTAGTTGCAACGGCCCAGCAGACCTCGAGTATGCGCGCAACGCGTTAACGACGCTTTCACCGATCTCTGCGCTTGTAGCAAGACCACCCGTGACGTTAATGGTCACTCCCCCGCCAGTATTCATACGATCTAACGGCACGACTGCCTCTGGGCCTGCTTCACCGATCAGCGCCAAAGTAGGGCTATTGACGATTCCACCTTCGGCCATGCGCGGTAGGTTCATGCGTGATGCGGCTTGTGTAGCCGAGTCCCCACCAATGCTCGGCAAGTTGACGTGTGCAATCGTGTTGATGTCTGGCGCAATTGGAATGGCGTTGTAAGCGCGGATAATGCCGTTGACCATCATGATCGCACCGTTGACCACAGACTCAAATGCGCCAAGAATGCCGTTGATGATTGCGTTTACGCCAGTTTTAAACCAATCAAACTTGTTGTAAGCAACGACTAGCGCGGCGACCAGTAGCGCGACACCTGCAGCAATCAGGGCAAATGGGTTGAGTGCCATAGCGATGTTTGTTGCCACGATCGCAGCAGCGACCAAACCGATTGCGGCGGCAATAGCCAAGAATGCTTGTGGGTTGTCTTGAGCCCATGCAGCAAACTTGTTAAGCACAGGCAGCACAGCCTCAAGCACAGGCAACAAAGCAGCGCCGATTGACTCTTTAGTTTCTCCAATAGAGTTCTTGAGAATTTTCATCTTGCCGGCAGCGGTCTCGGCGCTTGTAGCAGTTGCTCCGCCAAATGTTCCGCCGAGTACGTCCATGACTTCGTTCAGGCTGGCGCCTTCTTTGATCATGGTTGACATCTCTGGGCTCAATGATCGAAGCGCCTTAAAGTTGCCCTGGTAAGCCTTAGCAAGCGCGTCAGCGACGCTGGCAGAGTCCATGCCCGTTGCGGTGCTGATGTCCATAACGAGGTTCATGTCGTTCATGGCAATGCCAACATCTTTGGTACCGCGCACAAGGGCTTCTAAAGCCTTGCGGTATTCGGTGTCAGCAACGCCAGACGCTCGAGACATTGCGCTGATCTGCTTTTCTACTTGCGCGGTTTGTGCAGCGCCAGCGCCAGTCACATTCTGCAAAGTAAGTGCTAACGCCGCCTGCTCTTGCTGGTCTTCCATTGCTGCGCGTGTCGCGTCACCGAGCGCTACAGCCAAACCGCCGAGCGCGGCAGCTGCAGGAATCGCCGCTTTTTTAATAGCAAACTGGGCTTTCTCCGATGTTGTTTCCAGTTGATTGAACTGCTTAATAGCCTTATTAATGCCCTTGCCGTCAAACTCAGAAATGATCGGGATATTAATTGCCATTAGACGGTCTCTCTGTTCGCTTCATCCATGACGCGCTTAACCAACTGCTCCATCTCGGACATGACATCGTTTTGGCGTTGCTCGTACGCTTTCCACATTACTCGCGAACGGCTCCCATAACGGGAAGTCAACGCGCGACCTAGTGGGCCTTCCATAGACGTGTCAAACATTGTGCCGGTAGCGCCCTGCCATTGAATGAGAAACGTGCCGACATTGCTCTTGTTTCCGCCGTATTCCTTAATGTTTCGCGTGTTGATCTTGGCAGCGATCTTTTGTTTCATGCCTGGTATCCACGGCAACATCTTGAACCCTGATCGAGTGCTCCAGTTGCGCGCCATACCAGACAACGGGACGCCAGTAGGCACAAGTTTGTTTGCATCGTCAATGACAGGCTGGACGATCTTTTTGTAGTCCTTGGTGATTTCGCGACGCAAAGATTTGTCAATCTTGTTGAGGGTCTTCAAGGCTTCTTTAAGCCCTACGACCTCAATTTTTGCCGATACTTCTGTCACGTTATCTCCGTTTTTTGTTTGCCTCGTTAAGCACTTTAATGACCGTTGTCAAGTCCCGTGAGTCAAACACAATGTCGCTAGGCCACCAACCGACCGCGACCAACACTTCTGCTAGCTGGCGACGGTAGGTGCCGCGTCCGTAGGGTTTGGGTTTGTCTCATCCAGTACTGGGATAATTTCCATGTCAGGCATTGACTTAACCCAATCACGCCAGTTGTCGCCAACCTGCTCGCCACGCATTTTAAGAATGACGTGCATCCAAACGCAATAATCGCTTTCAAGTGGCGCGTTGACCATTTGCTGAAGATTGCGTCCCGTTATGCGTTCCCATTCAGTCGATACAAACAGGTTCGTGTAATAGAACTCGGGCGCGCTGTCGTGTGTGCGCTTTAACTGCAACTTGATTTTCACTTGTTCTCCTATGTCGGCTTGGAGCCGTTAATTATGGGTTTACGGTGTCAATCGTTAGCGAGCCACCCATGAATGTGATTTCATAGGTTGACAATTCTCCAAGTGATGCGTTGATGATCGGCAGAGATTCAAGGTAACAATCAGTTAAAACAAACTTTGGGTTTGTTGCTGAATCCACAGCTGACGTTGGCTTTAACGTAATTGTGGTTTTGGTGCCCACCAAAGGCTGCAAAGTTGCATAGGTTTCGGTTGCAGCGAACGATGCGTACATCGTCAAGGTCACTTCGTTGTTAACGAGGCCTGCGGTGTAGGTGCGCGCATTGGTGCCAAACGCGGTGTCTTCTAACGCTTCGACCAGGTAGGTCAATGTTGCTGCGCTGCACATGTCAGTCAAATCAACGCTGTTGATCGTCAAGACTGGGTTCGAGAGATATGTTGCTGATGCCATTTAAATGCTCCTTAGTTCTGTTCTGATAGTAGATGATTTATTGCTGCTCGTAGTGGATTACGATTTCTGGGCTTGTATCGCGCAATCTAAGTCGTAACACGGGTACAGCGCGCCACCGATCTCAAGGCTTGACGGACGGCCAGCCATGACAATGATTGGTGAGCCAAGCACGCTTGCCACAATGCTCAAAATTTGTCGAAGTACCGGCAGACCTGCTGGGCCTGAGCCGATCACTTTGACAGGAAACTCGAGGCGCACCACGTTGCCGTTGCCGGCGTTTGTGATGAAGTTTGGCGCGTCAAGGTACACGCAATTAGGCACAAGTTTGGTGGGGTCGTTAACAACACGCAAACCTGATACTGCGGTCAGCGTCGCGGTGACATCATCAATTGCTTCGTTGAACAGGTCGGTGTAAGCCATTAGGCAACCGCTGGGCGTGGGATGCCTAAGAGCTGCTTAACGATCGGGGTCAGGCTTTGCTGTGGTGCTGAACCCATGCCGTCAAACGTGGCATAGGTTGCCTCTATTGAGCCCCTAGAGCGCCACAGAGCGGCGCAATACATCAAAGTGCCCAATGTGACATCTCCGCCAGGAGAGACGCTTAGCGAGTCGATATACGAGGCCTCTTGCCTTCGGCGAAACGCAAACTGACACCCTGCTGACACCGATTGCGTAAGCAACGTGTAGTCATCTGATGGGTTTGTGATCGTGATGCCCAGATAGGTCATTACATCGGCGGCGCTTACCCATGTGCAAACTGGCGAGTAAGAAACTGTGCCGGTCGCGGCGACACGCTCAACACCATCTGCAACCTTGGCATAAAGCACCTGATCGGCAATTGGAACCTGATAGTCATAAAGCAAGTCGCCTTGTGTATCAACACCGATAAACAAATACTGTGGCAATGCGCGCACAGTAAACGTGCCGTTAAATGTGGCGTCAACGCCTGCAACCGTAATTGACTGGCCGACTGCAATCTCGCTGGGGGTCAGGAGTTGCAGTACGGCGAAGTCATCAATTAGGTACTTGTTAGTGACTGTGTATGTTGCCATGAGCGGATGCTCCGCTCTCGACTAAGCCTGGGTGATCTTGCGAATCATTCCGCCGATTGCAGCAAAGGTGCTGACATAACCGTGGAACGACATTGTGCGACCTAGGACAGACGGCGCCTCAAGGCTTTGCAAGCCACGGATGGACTCGTAGAACTCGAATGCGTCACCTTGGCCTTGGCCAACGCGGGTGATGATCATGGTCTTTGCAGCAAAGTTGCTGTCAACTACCAATTGCAATCCGATTGGGTTGCCGTTCCATGAAGATGCGCTTGAGTTGCCAAGTGCGTTCTGACCGGTAAGGCCTGCGCCGATAAATGGGAACAATGGACGCTTGCTCGAGTCCACGAGTTGTCCAAGTTGTGACCATACGTCAACCGAAACGAACATGTGTGTTGGCATCCAGTTGCGACCGCTTGACACGTCATTGGCTGCATCGTAAACGGACTTCAAGAAATCTTCTGGAGTTCCATCCCATACGCCTGACGAGTTTGCAGCTGCAAGCAGGTTGTCTGCTGCAAGGTTGTCTGATGCGATCATGTATTCGCCCATGAGGTCATTCAAGATCAACTGCATTGCGCTTGGCGAAGTGAAGTCGATGTCCTGTACTGACAATGTGACTTGACCTGCAAGAGTTGTCTTGCTGACCGAGTTTGACGCAATGACCATCGTTGTTGCCGATACTGCTGACAATTCAGGTGACTGTGCAGCAACGCTTGTGTGCGTGGTGATCGTTGGACGAATAAAGGTTTTTTGCTGACCGTTATCTGGATAAGCGCGTGCTCCTAGTGCTTCCACCGTAGGCCTGATGAAGTTCAGATCCTGCACCAATGGTCCGAGCACCGGAACAGGTAGCAGACCTGGGGTGTCCGTGGTAAGCACGTCACCTGCAGCTGCTTGCAACGCTGTTTTCTTTGATGCTGTGTATTCAGCAACAGCCTTGTTCATGTTTGCAAACGTGTCGCCACCGATGTGATAAGCGGCCATGAATTCGCCTGCGCTTGGCAAAACAAATTCTTTTTTGGCTTGTGCGAAAATTGGCGCAGTAGGGATTGTTGCCTCAACTGCTAATGCGGTTACTTCTGACATTTCTGGTTTCTCCTCTACTGGGTTTACTTCTTCATTTAACACTACTTCTTCTGGCTCTTGGTGGATACTCGCTGCGACTTTGGTGATGTTGGCCATGTCGCCAAATGCGCCGATCGGCACTAGCGATAATTCCATCCACGATGCCTCTTCAATAATCATGGTTCCTTCCTCGTCGTACGAGAACTTGGTTGGGTTTACCCCGACTGATACTTGGTCAATGGTGCCGTCCATGGCCATGACTAGGGCATCGTTTCCAAGCGTGGTTGCGCTGATCTTGGCGCTAAACATCATCCCCTGCTCGGTGTCCACGCGCTCGGTAACAACGCCGACTGGTTGGCTGGCATCGTGGTACATAAACAGGCGTGGGGCTTTCCCCTCGACTGGCAAAGAGCCTGGACGGAATACAACAGCTGTGCCATCGCTGACTACTGCCGGCACGTTGTATGGCGCTGCAATTCCGCTGATGGTTCGGCGTGGAGCGTCACCTTTGGCGGCGTCAACCGTAAATTCTCCTGCAATTAACTTGATCATGATGGCATCTCCTCTGGCGAGTTATCTTCAATAACTGTTTGTGTGTTTTCCATTGTGTCGGCTAAATAGTTTTCCTCAATGTACGACTCGTAGTCGAATGCAACAAAGGTTCCATTTGGAAGAATGTTGTTCATTGACAATGTTTCTGCAATTGCGTCGGCATACATTTTGATGCCGAAAAACAACAAGTCCATACGCGCATTCTGTGAACTGGAATAGGCGTACGACCCAGTTGATATTCCGAGCAAGTATGGCGGTACGTTTCCGATACGGCCACCAGTTTCCAATGCGCTGTAGTTCGCTGACTCAATCAAAAGCATCTTGTCTGGTGACATTGTGGTTGGCTCATAAGACAAGTATTCGTTAAGCGCTGCAGTCTGGTTAGTTGCGCGCGCGGCGTTAAACGCTGCAGCAAGATCAGCAAGTTCTTGCGCGCTTAGCGGTTCACCACCCGTCTGCTTAAGTACGCCTGCAGGAATGCTTGAAGATGCGTTGCGCGCTCTGGCTTCTTGAATCTTGAGCGCGGTCTCAATAGCGGCTTGTGATGAATACACAAGACCTTGAGTCGGCGACAAGAATTGCACGAGGTTTTTAGGGTCAATTTCTCCGCCTTGGAAATACACCTGCGAAGACGGAGCAAACCACATTCCAGAAGACATGTCGGTGGTGGTCACGCTGCCGGCAGGTAGTCGAGTAAACGACGCTGGGTATCCGTCAGCTGTGCGCGACGTGATGTACCAGAATGCGCGACCGTAAAAGTACAGGTCGTCAAATGTCCACGACATTAGGAAGTTGTAATTAACGGTTGGGTCTGGACGACGCAACCAACTGCGAGGCGCAATATATTTGCGCTCCATTTCTTCTTCTTCTTCGTTCCAAACTTCGTTGTACATTCGCAATGGCATGCAACCAATAACCGACGCAAGCAAGTCGCGGCTCCTTGACAAGGCAGGAATGGACACCGCCGCCGCCCTCAATTCACCCTCTCGATAGGTGTAATACTGACCGATCATGTTTACGCCGACATTGGACGACGAGTAACCAGGTGCAAACCCACCAGCCGCAGCTGCCTTCGCTGGCGCTGGACTGATTGCCGCTTTTTTGGTTTTGTTAAAGATCGCCATAGTTACCACTTTGCCATATAGGTGGCAACCGCACGAGACTTATCCGATTCCGACAAAAGGCAAGAACGTGCGGTCGCCGACGAGAATGTTAGTGGTTAACGGCCACAAGCATGGGTTTACCTGTGTGGGCTGGACGAGCGCACATGCCGATACCCCAGACCATTGTTCGCGCTAACTCAATTGGCCCAGGTGATCGCTTGCTCGAGAGCACGATTGTGTTATCGGTGCGAACAGCAACGGCGCGCTGGACATGTTCGGCCAACAGTTTTTCCCCTGTGTGCAGTAGTCGCGCTTCGGCGATCATGTTTTTGGCTAGCGGTGTGAAGCGCCCTAGTTCTGCATAGCCAACAACGACTCGACGGCGCTCGATGTTTGGTGGGCAAGTTGCGTCCACGGTCGGCGACAAGGCAAACCTGATCGTCGGGTCTTTGGCTAGTTCTTGCACGTTTTCCCACAGCTCTGTGATTGACTCGGCGATAAATGCAACGGTTACTAGCACCCGACCATCTGACAGGTTGACGCATCTGGTCGCGCTGTATCGCGAGTCGTCCAGCGAAGACTCGATTGCCACGACGCCACCGCTGGGCACTTCACCGTGGTATTCCAATGACGGCCAGCGCCCTGGCTCAATCCATCCGCGCACAACACTCACCCAAAGATTAAGACTTGCGCGCAAGAATGATGCGCGATCAGGGTTAGTTGATTCCTGCCTAATTGTGTCCATGTCCAACGTGTGACCAAGTGCAGGATTACCCCACGCCCATGACGCAGGATGCAAAGGGTCAAGGCTGGGGTCTGGGCTCCATTCCGCCATGTACATCGTGGACGGCTCACCCTTGTCAATCGCTCGAATACCTGCCTCACGCCAACGTTGAAACAAGACCGATTCTTCGGTGCCCGCAGTTGAGAAGAAACAGGCAAGCGGGTTTTTGCGTGCGCGCTGTGCCGGCAACAAACCGCCCTCAACAGAGTCAGGGTTGACGTCAAACAACTCGTCCACGATCACAAGGTCAATGCTCATACCGTGACCTTGATTTGGCTTCAATGCTTTGACCCACCACTTGCTGCCGTCTGGCATGGTGGCCTGATAACGGCCGTACGACTTGACGATCTTTGCGCCGTAGTACTCCTCAAGGATTGGTGCCAAATCATCAAACAGCAAACAAGCAAGATCGAGTCTGTGCGCGCCAGATACAACGGTCTGCTTTTGTCCACGTATCTTTGGCATCTCCACAAGCCAAAACAGAATGAGCGCCTGAATGATTGTGGTCTTACCGTTCTGCCGCGCAACCGACACAAGGCTCGAGCGATGCACAAACTTCTGATCGGCGTCCACAGCCAAGATTCCTTCAAGTACATGCTGTTGCCAGGGCATCATGTCAATGTGAAGTATCTGTTTTGCCATGTCCCCCACAAGTCCAGCTAGTGAGCCGGCATGGTCAGGGATGATCGTTTCCAGTCTCGGCCGATCATGGCCAGTTACCGCTGGTTCAGGCTGGTTCGGGCTGTTGGCGACAAAATGATGGATGGGGCTCGGGGGCATCTCGTTCGCGTATAAAAAATCGTTTATTGCTTTTTCCCGATTTTGTTTTGCGTTGGCGAGTTTGCGATTGCGATACGTGGCGCCTCGAGCGCTGTTGCATGGCTTGCATGCTGCAACGTATCCATCCTCAATCGTTCCGCCTTTGTCTGATTCGACTAAGTGATCTAGTTCTGTTGCTGTGTTTCGTTTGCACCAATGACACAACGGTTGGTCGCGCAGTAGTTCAGCGCGTGCTTGTTTGTAGATCGCTGTGTCGTGTTCTGTCAGTTTGCGTGTCATGCTCGCGCGCTTCGCTTGCGCTGACGCGGCGCTTGCGCGCCTTGTCCTCGGTTGTGGTGGGTTGTGTTTGTTGTCGGGTTCATTTCGGTGCTTTCTTTGTTTGTTAACTGTATGTCATCTGCAGGTCAAGAGATGTGTGAATGCTCCACCCACCAGATTGCCCATCCTGGTACCCAATTGCATTCAGTCGATTATGTTTACGACTCGCCTCGGCGCTTTGCCCGTTTCATTTCGCCTTGCATGATTCGGGGCGCGCCGATCTACCCTCGTTACCGAGTGTCACCAACTGCCGTGCGAATGGCTTAGGTCGTGCTACTGGCCGATTGTTTACGCTCTCGGGTTGCTGAGAGTGTAGAGAATGTACTCCATGTCGCTCGGCTTCCATACCGCTGCATGACATCCAGCCATCTCACACGCATTCAACCAAATCTTTTGCCCAGGCGTTGTTTTGCCCTTCTCTGCTTTCAATTCAATGACCAATGGCCGACCGCCTTGGAACGGATGCACCATGAACAGATCAGGAAACCCCACATCGCCTTGCACGTTAGTCATCCAGCGTCCTCGAG